TGACGCGGGCATTGTGTACGGGTCTCCCCCACGAGGAAACCACCATGCCCGGCCACGGCCCTGCTCCTGCTCCGACGCGCCGAAGGCGCAACATCCCGGCCCGTGGCGACTGGCAGCCGGCACCCGGCGCAGGCTGGAAGCACGGCGCGATCCCGACCCCGCCCGAAGGGCTCATGCCCGAGTCGGCCGCCGTCTGGCGGACGTGGTTCGGCTCCTGGTGGGCCTCCAACTGGACGCCTGAGTACCTGCCGCAGATCGTCGTCACGATCCGCCTGTACGACTCGGTTGCTCGGGGCACCCTGAAGGACGCGACCGAGCTGCGACAGGCAATGGACGGCATCGGCGCGACGTTCAAGGGTCAGCAGGACCGCCGCTGGCAGGCACCGAAGGTCGAGGCGACGCCGGTCAGCGAGGACAAGTCGAGCCGGTACGGCCATCTCCGCGCCGTCGGCGAAGATTAGGTGCCGTGGAGCGGACCGACGCTCGGCTGGGGCGTCCTCGACTGGATGGCCGACTTCCTGCCATCGCCGCGTGACTCGTCGCAGCCGTTCATCCTGACCAACGAGCAGGCCGAGTTCGTCCTCGCCTGGTACGCGCTCGACCGAAAGGGCGAGTTCATCTACCGCCGCTCCATCTGCGAGCGGGCGAAGGGTTGGGGCAAGTCCCCGCTCCACGCCGCGATTGCTCTCGCTGAACTCGGAGCAGGCAAGGAAGACGACTCGGCTCCCGTCCTGTTCGACGGCTGGCGCGGCTCCGAGCCGATCGGCCGGCCGTGGGGCACCAAGGGCTCACCGAAGGCCCTCGTCCAGATCGCCGCGGTGTCCGAGGACCAGACCGACAACACCTACTCGGTCATCTACGAGCTGCTCACCGCCAACGAACACAAGGCGGCGATCGCTCTCGGGATTGACGACGGCCGGACCCGCCTGTACCTGAAGGGCCGACCCGGAACGCTCGAGCCCGTCACCGCGTCCGGTGTGTCGCGCGAAGGCGCACCGTCGACCTACGTCCTCCTCGACGAGACGCATCTGTATCTTCCGCGGAACGGCGGGATCAAGCTCGCCGCCACCCTCCGGCGAAACGTGGCGAAGATGGGCGGCCGAACCTCCGAGACGACGAACGCCCCGGCGCTCGGCGAGACATCGGTCGCGGAACGCTCCGGCAACGCCGCCGATCGTGGAGTGGCCGGGATCCTGTGGGACGCCAAGCGACCCGCCGCCGAACCATCCGCCGACTGGGACGACGACCGCCTCCTGGCGGCCCTCGATGACGCCTACGGCGACGCTCACTGGGTTGATCGCAAGCGCCTGCTCGCCGACATCCGGGACCCCGCGACCGACTGGGCCGACGCGCTGCGGTTCTTCTTCAACTGGCGCACCGCGGCGGTCGGCAAGGCCGTCGACCCCAAGCAATGGGCCGCGCTGGCACAACCCCGCGACGTGCCGGCCGGAACCCAGATCGGGCTCGGCTTCGACGGCTCGGTGTCGCAGGACGCCACCGTTCTCCGGGGCTGCACCGCAGACGGCTACAGCTTCACCCTCGGCATCTGGGAGCGTCCCAGCGGGGCCGAGGGCTGGCGCGTCCCGCATGCGGACGTGAAGCGCGTCGTGGCCGATGCCTTCGCCCGCTACAAGGTCGGGCTGATGTTGTGCGACCCGCCCTACTGGGCCGACGAGATCGACGAGTGGGCCACCCAGTACGGCGAGAAGGTCGTATTGAAGCTCGATACCAACCAGCCGCGACGGTTCGCCCCGATCGTGAACCGCTGGATGACCGCGATCCGCGAAGGCTCGCACACCCACGACGGCGACGAGGCCGTCACCCGCCACGTCTACGCCACCCATCTCCGCAAGGTCCGACTCGGCGATGCCGATGAGGACGGCCGAACGATGTACGTGCTCGTCAAGGGAGAAGGTCGCGGATGGATCGACGGAGCGATCGCGGACTCCTTGGCCTACGAGGCCGCAATGACGATGCCGCCGCCCGAAACGAAGAAGGGCGGATGGGCGTTCATCGGGTAGACCCGAGCTACTGCCAGTGCTCCGAGCCCCTCCTCGACTCCGATGTCGGGGCCGAGGGCGACGGCGAGGGCGACGACTTCTGCTATCGCTGTCTCCGCGTACTCGCGGACTAGCCCTCCCTCCATCTGGGGTCCCGAATGGCTTTCCCGAATACCGCCACGCGCGACCTCGGCCCGTCCTGGTACGCCGTGATGGGGATCGACCGCGATTCCCCGCCGGAGTACCGGACGCCCTCGGCGTTCGCTCAGGCTCCGGCCGATGAGGCGTGGGTCTATTCCTGCGTCCGACGCATCTATCAGGCGGGCGCGGGCGTTCCGCTCCGGGTCTACGTGAAGCACGGCCGCGACCTGATCCCGGCCGCCGACGAGCCGTCCCCCGAAGGCGACGATCTCCAGGCGCTCCTCGACTACGTGAACCCGGTCGATATGACCGGCAACGACCTGAAGTCCTACACGCTCGCCTCGATGGCGGTCTGGGGCGAGTGCTACTGGAAGAAGGTCCGGGGGCGCTTCGGCGGAGCCCCACAGGAGCTGTACTGGCTGCGCTCGCCCGACATGGAGCCGGACGTGGCGAACGGTCGCCGCGTGGCCAGTTGGTCGCACCGTCCGAACGGCGGAGATGCCGAGACGATCCTGCCGCGAGATGTCGTGCCGTTCCGGCGGCCGAACCTCGTCAACCCCCTGCGCGGCCTGTCGCCTCTGTCGTCGGTCAGCAACGAGATCGCCACGGGCGTCCTGTGGTCGCAGCGGCTCGCGGCGAGCGTGGCCAACGACTCCGTTCCGCCAGGCTACTGGAAGATCCCGAAGGATGCCGACTTCTCGCGGCAGGATCAGACGCTGCTCCGTCGAACCCTGCGGGCCCTGCGCGAGCGGCGGAACAAGGGCAAGAGCCCGATCATCCCGTCCGGTATCGACTGGACCTCGATCGCGCTGACACCCCGCGACGCCGAGGCCATCGCGTCCCAGAAGATCAGCCGGATGGCGGTCTGCGCCGCGCTGGGCGTGCCCATGGTCCTCGCCGGCGACGACGAGAAGACGTCGGTCTACGCGAACCTGCGGGATGCCGAGCGCGTCTTCTGGCGGGGCACGATGGTCGGCGACCTCGATGCCTACGCCGACGTCCTGAACAACTGGCTCGTCCCGGACTTCGACCCGAGCCGGAAGCGCCTGGCGATCGCGTTCGACTACAGCGAAGTCGAAGCACTGAAGCCGACGCTCGATGTCGAGTGGAACATGTGGCTCGCCGGCATCTACAGCCAAGCCGTCGTGCCGAACGAGTTCCGCCGCCACTTCAAGCTCGGCGGCGACGTGCCGTGGGGCAATCGCCCGGTTCCGCGCACCGCCGTTGCCATCCGCCCGGACCCCGCCAGCCTCGACATCTCGGCGCTGCCGACGCTCGACCCGACGCTCGAAGCCGACCTCGCCGACCCCGCGACCATCTCGTCCGATCCCGGCGCTGCCGGTGGGGCGATGCGGGCGTTCGGCCGCGACCTGTACAAGCACCCGGCCGTCCGCGCATGGGTGACCAACCCCCACGAACCCCTCGATACGGCGGCGATCTTCGCCGGCCGGTCCGTACCCACCGAAACCCGACTCGTCATCGAAGCCGGCCTCCGCCGGCGTGACAGCGCTGCCGTGATCGCGGCCTCGCTCGAGGAGATGCCCGCATGAACCTTGCAGCCGTCCGCACCGTGGCCGAGACCGACGACGTTCGGACCATCGAGGGCCTCGCCTACCCCTTCAAGGGCCGCGACACCTATGGCACGTTCTTCAGCGCCCGCACGGACTTCCACTGGGACCTGTTCCCCGACACCATCCCCGGCGCGGTGCGCAGCGATCCCCTGTTCATTCGCCCGGCCACGTTCCACCACGGCTTCGAGCCGGACTTCGGCCTGTCCCGCATCGGCGGATGGTCGCCGGTCCGCACGGACGACGATGGCGTGTGGGTCCAGGCGCAGATCGACAAGCGTCAGAAGTACTACGCCACCCGTCTCGGCCCGCTCCTCGACGCAAACGCCCTCGGACTCTCCGGCGGCTCGGCTGAACACAGCGTCCGGATCGATCAGAAGACCGGCGAGATCCTCGAATGGCCAGCCTACGAGCTGGCCCTGACGCCGGTCGAGAGCAACCCCCTCGCCCAACTCGCCACCCGTGCCGGCGACACGCTCCGGATCGTCAACGAACGCGCCGAGCCTGTCGAACACACGCCAGCGATCCGCTACAGCCCATCAGCGTGGGACGCCTCGGCTGCCGCCTACGTCCTGTCGTCGCTGCTCGACATCCTCGGCGACGAGGCCGACGACACCGAGCAGGCGGGCTTCCTCCGCGATGCGATCGCCTCGGTTCAGAAGTTCATCGGGGCCGAGACCGCCGAGATCGGCACCGCCGAAGACACCGCCGAGGCCATGGCCGACTCGATGTCGGTCATGGAGAGCATCACCGTCACCGCCTACCAGTCCGCTCTGCGCACCGCTGACATCGAGCGGTTCGGCGCTCTCCTCCATTCCGCATCCTCCATCCTCGCCCGGCTCCAGCCCGGTGAAGCCCCCGCCGCAGCGGCTGAGGACCTGCCCGCGCTCCGCTTCATTGCGGAACCGGAACGGCCCGACGTTGAACTCGCCGCGATGGCCGCCCGTGCCGCGCAGTCCGCAGCCGAGGAGGCCGTGCGCCGGTTGACCGGATAGCACGTTCCCGTCCACTTCATCCCGAAGGCCCGCCGGATGGCGGGCCTTTCGATTCCCCAGGAGATCCAATGCCTCCCGAGAACGAGATCACGCCGGCACAGCTCGCGGCCCATCCGGCCGTTCGCCAGTTGCTCGACGACACGGCGCGACAGGCGGCCGAGGCGGCCGTTCGTGCCATCAATACCCCCGACGACGCGCAGCGGCCCGGTGGCAGCGGCGCGCCGGTCGCCCCGAGCGTCAACCTGAACCGCCCGCAGCGGCCGTCG